GATGTACTGCGCTCGCTCCTCGTCCGACGTAAAGCGAGCCAGATGCCGCGCCTCGCATTTCGCCCTCCATGCTTCGGTATAGGTGGGTGATGGACTCGGCGTGCATTGCGGGCACAGACATTTGGTCATCGCTCGGCATAGGAGAAATCGGAAGTTTTCGGCGCGTCTCGGAACTGGCCGGTGACGCGGTTGTAGAGCAACGATGTCAGGCCGGCGTGGCCGATGTGGCGAAACCTGACCTTCTGGACGTGCACCTCGACCTCGGGCGATCCTTCGGCCTGATTGCGGTGGACGCAGAAACCGTTGTCGGACTTGTTCCACCAGTGCGCGCCACCCGATATGTCGTGAAGTGTCGGGATCGGGAGCGCGCCGTCTTTCATGCGCTGCAGCTTCGTGGGGTGCGCGACCATCCACAGGTGGCAATTCGCCTGCCGCACCCAGTCGATGACCCACGTCAGCGTCTGCGATATGTACTCGGTCTCGCTCAGGTGACGCGGCCGGTGGTGTTCCAGCTGATTCCACGGGTCGACGACGACTCCGAGTTTCCAGCCGCCGCCGTCCGACACCAGCTTCGCGGCCTCGTCTAGGATAGACGCGATGTCCGGTCTGTCAGGCTTGGCGAACATGAACTTGCCGTCCATCCAGGCGAGCGCAGATTCGAGGTCGTCCTCGTTCAGGCGTTGCGTCGGGCCCGGATTGAAAGGCATGCCGAGGTACTTCTCGATGATGTGGGCGACGTGGAGCTCGAGCGGCCAGTTCTCCGGCGAGTAGATGACGAACTTCCACTTCCCGGTCTTCGCCAGGTTCACGAGGATCGCGTCGAGCAATTCGCTCTTGCCCGAGCCCGGCCATCCGGTGACGACGGTCCACTGCCCGGTCGCGACCGTGTAGAGGGCGTCGAGATCCCGGAAGCCGGTCGACTCGCCGCGCGGAAGACCGCCGGCCTTGTAGAGGCGTTGTAGGTCGAGCGCGATGGAAGATGGCTGGACGATCACAGCGCCACCTTCCTGACCTTCGGCTTGGAGTCGGCACCCTGCCAGCGCTTCTGGTTGAGGTAGACAAGAGGCGCTGGGATGAAGCCTTCCTTCCAGTCCTTCGATCCCTGCATGGCGTAGACGTGGGATACGATCGCCTCAACGTCAGCCTCGCAGGAATGGCGCTTCCAGACCTCCAGGCATCGACCCTTGGCTTGCTTGCGCTCTCCAGAGGGCCATGCCGCCCAGAAACGCTCGAATCCCGGGGTCGCGCGCACGGTATCGCCTTCGACTCCGTCTCCGACTACGTCTAAGTGCGCAGATGCTGTGCTACTGCTATGCGTGTGCGTAGCATCTGCTACGCATGTGCCTAACATCTGCGGGAACTTGCTATCCTTTGCCCGCACCTGCTGTTTGAAGTCCGCCAACTCCAGATAATCCTTGCCGTCCACCGTGTACGTCCTTACGAGTCCCGCTCTCGCGCATTCGGCGAGCCACTTGACTACGTCCTGATTTCCAACGATGTCTAGCTTCAGCGGGTAGCATGCGGCCCGCATGAGTTCTGGCTTGGCGTAATACCTCCCGAAGTCGTCCACGACCGATATGAGTCGGCGGTAGAAGACTTCGGCAGGCCACGAAAGAGCGTTGACGCGCTCGCTCGTGAGGATGCCCTCTCGCAGGATGCGATTAGGCACGGCGCAATCCATGGAGGCTTTTCATGTGATTCGGTGAACGATGACGCACAGCCTTGGGGGCGGCGGCTTGGTTCCACTGCAACGCCCTGTCGCCGCGGAGGACCGCGCCTATGGCGGCGCGATGGTTGTGGCGCAACGCTTTAATCGTTACCAGATCGTCCAACCGGGATGTAGAACCTGAAAGGGATGGAAGAGGAAGCGAATTCTCGCAAAATACGGTTCCATCGTCAAACGAAATATGTCGCTTGACAAGTGGCCCATGTATCACTAGATTACGCGGCATGGAGGCCACCATGCACGCAGACAACGTAGTCCCGCTGGACGATCCCAGACCGGCGACGCTCGTCGCTGAAGTGAAGGACGACATCGCGCGAAACCGCATGCGCGAGCGCCTGCAGGTCCTCGAGACTTGGAAGATCGAAGCCGATTCGACCGAACTCCAGTGGATCGAAGGCCACGAGGCCTACCTCAAGTATCTCCTCGAAGACGGTCCAATCCCCACCTCCAGATACGAGCCTGGCTGGTACACGCTCCGGCACTACTTGGGCGACTTCGATGACTGACTTCCTCTGGTTGGTGATCGTCTGGCTGTACAGCGCGTTCTTCCTCGCCGTGTTCTTTGGGTCGTTCATCAGGTGCGGCCGGTGAACCGCTTCGTCGTCGCCATGCTCGTCGTGATCGTGTTGATGTTCATTCTCGAAAGCCACGCGCGAGCCGATACGTGGGGCGTCGCGTCTCTCACCTCCTACCACTTCGACGACGGCAACCACAACCAGAAGAATCTCGGCGTCGGCCTCGAGCAAACCATCAACGAGGATTGGTCGGTCATGGCTGGAGAGTACAAGAACAGCATGTACCGCACGAGCGTCTACGCGGGCGTCGTCTGGAAGCCTCTGCGCCTCGGCGACTTCCACTTCGGCTTTGCTGGCGGCGCGATCACCGGCTATCTGTCGCATCCGGTTCCATTGGCAGTGCCGACGATGTCGTGGGAACACCAGCGCATCGGCGCGAACCTGTTCTTCGCGCCGCATGTGAAAGACGCGCCGGGCGTACTCGGCCTTCAATTCAAATTCAAGTTCTGAGGAGAGCGCAATGACCGACATCGTCCAGTACCAAGAGCCGCAGACAGCACTCTCGATCCGCGCGCAGGTCAACCTGATTCAGGAGGTCATGCAGGCCGTGATGAAGAAGGAGGTGCATTACGGCACGATCCCGGGCACCCCGAAGCCGACCTTGTTCAAGCCGGGTGCCGAGGTGCTGTGCGCGACTTTCCGCATCGCGCCGTCCTACAGGATCGAAGACCTATCGACCGGCGATGTCGCGCGCTACCGCGTGGTGTGCGTCGGCACGCATCAGGCGACCGGTATCGTGCTGGGCGAGGGCGCTGGCGCCTGTTCCTCGGGAGAAGAGAAGTACAAGTGGCGCAAGGCCTACGACAAGGAATGGGACGCGACTCCTGAAGACCGCAGGCGCGTCAAGCACGGTCGGGACTACTCGAACAAGCAGGTCCGCACGGAACCCGCCGACCTCGACAACACCATCCTCAAGATGGCCTGCAAGCGTGCCCAAGTCGCGATGACGCTGAACGTCACTGCCGCCTCGGACATCTTCACCCAGGACATCGAAGACCTGCCGGAGGAACTGCGGCACGCCGAAGACGCGCCGCCGCCGGAGGTCAAGAAGCCGCAGTCCAAGTCATCGAAAACCGCCCCCCAGCCGGAGTCGTCCGCGCCGTCGACGTCGCAGACAGCGTCCTCCTCCGCTAACCCTGCGCCGGCTGGGGCCGCGGTCCTGCTCTCGGCAGGCCAGTTGAAGATCCTTCGGGCCCGGATGAACGGGACGATCACGGACGCCATGGTCGCCGCAAAGTTCGGGGCTGCGCTCGAGCAACTGGCTGGGTCGCAGTTCAACGACATCGCGGCTTGGCTGAAGGAGCAGCAGTCGTGACCGAAACGAAAAACGCCATCATCTTGTCCGTCCGCCTTACAGCGGATGACCACGGCTTGTTGTCGGCGTGGCTCACGCTTGACTACGGTGGCAGCGCTCAAGGATTCGGCGGTTATGCACTGTACCTGCCGAAAGGTTCCAAACATCACACGTTGGAAAGCCCAGCAGGCCACTTCATCTGGCGATGCATGGAAGTGGCTGGAGTTACCGAATGGCATGATCTCGTCGGCAAAACTGTGCGCGTCAGGTGCGAACGCGGTCTAGCCCAAGCCATCGGCCACCTCGTCAAGGACGACTGGTTTGATCCGCAGGCAGATTTTGCGGTTTTGCGTCGGGAGCAGTCGTGACCTGGGCTCAAGCCTTCCACGACGTCGGCATTGCGGTCGCTATTGCCGCCGTCATCATCGCGTTCTTCTGGGCGTCAACGCGATGAACCTCACATTCGACTCCGACAAGCACGAGTATCGCCTTGACGGCAACGTCGTGCCATCCGTGACGCAGGTCCTAGCTCCACTCT